AGATTACATTCATCAGTAACTGCTGCGGGAAGAGATTTAGTTGAACGAAGAGGCGATGCTTTTTATGTAATGGATTCGAATGCAATTTCAGATTCAATAACAACGGTTATATCTCAAGTTTCAACATTAGATACTAGTTATACGTCAACATATTGGCCATGGGTAAAAATCGTAGATCGAGATAAGAATTTACCAGTATGGGTTCCACCAAGTGTAGTAATACCAGGAGTATTAGCATTCAATGATAGCGTTGCTGCACCATGGTATGCACCTGCAGGTTTGAATCGTGGAGGTTTAACGGGAGTAACTCAAACTTATACCAATTTAACTCAAGCAAATCGAGACCAATTGTATGTAGGCCGCGTAAACCCTATTGCAAACTTCCCTAATGATGGTGTAGTTGTTTGGGGTCAAAAGACTCTACAAGCAACACCAAGTGCATTAGACCGAGTAAATGTACGTCGTTTGTTGATTACGGTTAAGAAATACATTGCAAGTGCAACTCGTTATTTAGTATTCGAACAAAATACTACAGCAACGCGTTTGAGATTCTTGAACATTGTTAATCCGTATTTAGAAACAGTACGTCAGCAACAAGGGTTATATGCATTCCGAGTAGTAATGGATGGAACAAATAATACTCCAGATATGATAGATCAAAATATTTTATACGGACAATTATTCTTGCAACCAACACGTACGGCAGAATTCATTATTTTAGATTTCAATATTCAACCTACAGGGGCAAGTTTTGCAGGTTAATAAATAAAATCAATAAAAAATTAAAAGAGGTAGGACTTAGGTTCTACCTTTTTTACTTTGCTGATATTTATAATTAAAATAAAGGACATGTAACATGGCAGGATTAGCAGATCAAGTGAATCCAAATTTGGGGTTAGTTGATGATAATGATTTGTTTACAAACGCATTTGCATGGGAGCCGAAGAAACAACATCAATTCATCATGTATGTTGGAAGCAATACGATCCCATCACACTTAGTAAAAGCTGCATCAAAACCATCTTTGCAAAATGGTGAAATTGCATTAGATCATATCAACGTACAACGTTACGTAAAAGGTAAATCAGTTTGGCAAACTATGACACTTACACTTTACGATGCAATTGTTCCAAGTGCAGCACAGTCTGTAATTGAATGGATTCGTTTACATCACGAATCAGCAACAGGTCGTGACGGATATTCATCATTTTACAAAAAAGATGTACGTTTACATCAACTTTCTCCATTAGGTGAAGTTATTGAAGAATGGATATTGCACGGTGCTTACATAACTGATACAAATTTCGGTTCATTAGATTGGTCGACAGAAGATGTTGTAACAATTGAAATGACATTAAGATTTGATTGGGCATTCTTGAATTTCTAATCAAAAGAATCTAGTTTCTAGAATGGGAGTTGATAACGGCTCCCATTTTTCATGTTCTGTATATTTATATTAAAATAGGTTATAACAATGACACAATTCGCAGATCAACTAGACAAACAACATCTTATCAATTTAGCTCTCGAAAAGTACGAGAAGTCTCAACGTGCAAAATTACCAAGCGTAGTAGTTAATTTAACGAGTCAAGGAAAAATTTATCCGGAGACTCATCCATTACGTAGCGGTAAAATTGAAATACGACACATGACTGCATATGATGAAGATATTTTAACTAATGCATCGTATATACGTGAACGAATATTATTTGATAAATTATTAGAATCCGTAGTAGTAACTCCAATTTCAATTAAAGAAATTTCCACAATAGATCGGGACGGAATATTGCTTAATATTAGAACATTGGCATATGGTGCTGAATATCCAGTATTAGTAAAAGATCCAAAAACGGGAACTGAATTACAACGCGTGGTAAATTTATCCAAATTAAATATTAATACATTAACGTTAGATACGGATGAGAATGGTGAAACTGCATACGTAATAAATGATAATCATACTATAAAGTTTTCGTACCAAAACATCAATCTAAGCGATGATGCTACTATAACTGATTTATTAATAAGTGTGATAAAACAAGTTAATGATACTAGATCCGTAGAAGATATTAAGAATTTTATACGTTATGAATTTTTAGCTGGAGATTCTAAGAAATTTAGAAACTTCATATTTGAGCATATACCGTCAGTTGACTTAAGTTATGAATTTGAAGGTGACACTGGGAGCACCTTCCGTGCAGGGTTTCCGCTTGGACCAGACCTTTTTTGGTTTTGATGCATCGGATCGTGTAGCAATGCACGATAACATATTCAACATAATATGGTGGGGCGAAGGCCGTTGGTCGTGGGATGATATTTATTACATGCCTGTATTCTTGCGTAGATATTGGCAACAACGAATCAATAAAATCATTGAAGATAGAGAGGCTGCAATTGAAGAAGCACAAGAGTCTGTAAAAAATTCTAAAACCCGTAGAAAACGTAGTAGTTAATATTTATTAATAAATAGATAACACGTATGGATCAACATGACGCTACATATATTTCACGAATCAAACAGTTTGCAAGAATCGGTCGTATGCCCGATCCAGAACCACAGCCAGAACAAAATCCAGGTTATAGTGATGCATCGGGAGTTGATAAAGCAGCAAAAGCAGCAATTGCTGCAGTAAAAACATTTTTAAAATTAGAAAATGCTATAAATGCTGTAGTAGTAGCATCTGCAAATTTATCTACTAAAAGTAATGCTATATTAGCTGGATATAATCGCCAACAAGAAATAAACGAACAGTTAGCAAAATCATTTAAATCGGTAGCAGATAAGATATTATTTTTAGATAAAATAAATTCGAATCTACAAAAATCATTCGGCATTAATAGAAAAGCGGCTGCTGAATTATCACAAACAGTAGAAAATTTACGCGTAAAATTCAATATATCTCGAGATAACGCACAAAAATATGCTGGCAGTATCAAAGAATTGTTACCAACATACAATCAAGTTGGTAAATCAAATGATACATTTTATCAAGGATTGACTGCAGTACAAAAAGTTTTAACAACGAATGTTGGGTTATCTGCTGAACAAGCACAAAATTATACATTGTATGCATCGCAATTTGATAAAAATTCAGCTTCAATGATTGATGCTACGAGACAATTAACGGATAGTTTAGACCCAAAAGGACAAATGGGTTATTTTAAACAAATTACCGAAGGAATTGCAGATGCTGGAGCTGAAATTCAATTAGGATTTGGAAAAATTCCTGGAAATTTAGAAATAGCTGTTTTGAAATCCAAAGCATTAGGTCTTAGTTTAAAAGATTTACAAACTGTCGGTAAAAGTTTCTTAAATATAGAATCCAGTATTGGAGAAGAATTAGAATATCAATTGTTAACGGGTCATCGATTAATAGATATACAATCAGGACAAAGTTTAACTAACATGATGCGACAAGCAGTATTGAGTCGCAATATGAGTGAACAAGCGACCGTATTAAATAAGTTGCTAGAACAAGAAGGCGATCAATTAGAAACTAATCTATTAGCACGAGAATCATTTAGTAGATTAACTGGTTTGAGTGAAGATGCGTTAGCAAAAGCAATACAAAAAAAGAAATTGTTGAAAGAAGCGGGTGCAGATGAATTATTTACGATGCAAGGTGCGGATTTGCGTTCTCAATTGGAAACTATGAATATTTCCGAAGCAAAAATTGCAGAAATCATGAAAAATGAAGGCACTGAAAATCGTTCGCAAACGGAGATACTGGAAGAACAATTAGATGTTCAAACCGAATCTAAAATATCGGCATTGATGTTAAACAGACAAATGGATTTGCTTCTTAATTCCGATAAAACATTAGCCGCAGCAACTAAAGACTTAAACACAAAATTCGTAGGATTACTAGAAACCCAAGCAGAAGCGTATGGAACCCAACAAATAGCTACAGAGGCTGGCAAGCAAGGTATTTCAAATCAATTAAGTCTTTTAGGAATTAAAGTTAAAGATGCAGTAATACCACCATCATCTATGGGATCAACTGTTATATCAAGACCCGAAGGCAGTATTGCATTAGATCCGAAAGATGGAATGGCAATCGTTGCTGGAACTAAATTAAATAATGCCGGAGGTAGCACTGATATGATGCAATTTGCTGCAGCTATCGTTACGGCAATACAACAACAAACACAAGCATTAAAATCGAATCCAACATTCGGTGGCGGTGGGATGAACAATCAATACTATAGTTAAAGGATACGAACATGAGTCTTAATCCGACCATTGGACATGAATCACAATTTACCGCACCATTTGATATATTGCCAAACGTAATATACACAAACCCGACATCTTTAGCAGGTTCGCAATTTGTTGCACCATTCGATATACTGCCAAATCCTAGTTTAGTAGCATTTAATCCAACAACAGGAAATGTTGCGTCACAATTTACCGCACCATTTGATATACTGCCAAATGAAGATTTAAAACCGAAAAACCCAACATATAAAAAACCTGTCATTGTTAATAATGAAACGGAATGGAAACCATTTTTAACTACAGATACTGATTCAGCAAAACAATCATCCATATGGAAATCTGTATTAGAACAATCTAATGGTGTCGGAATAAATACTAATCAACAACTTAACAATGTTAAATCTGCAGTTAATGGATTAGGGTCAAATGCAATTGGTTCTATAGTAGGAATACCACAAGTATCGCAAATATTGAACAGTGTATTAACAACTAATGCAAATGATAAAATATCATCTACATATTCTACATTACCGTTAAGTAAATTATACAATCCGATTCCCGAATCATTATCAGATTTTCGTACGCGTTTAGCAACCGATCCAGGTAATGGTTCTGAAACTAATATTGCATCTGCTATTAATGTACGATTAGATGGATTGAGTGCAGCATTACGAGGTAGTGGCGTTGCAGCAATGTATGCTACCGCAACAGCTATTCCGGGTGGAGTATATACGTTGTTTAATTTGAATGGTACAAGTAAATCTGGATTCGGTTGGGGTGATCATGGAAATCCGCAAGCACTACGAACAGACTTTACGGCACGCAGTCACGTAGCTACTAGATGGCGTGTAGGTATAGATAGTTTTACGGGAGATTTTGCTAAATACAACAGAAAAGGTGCATTTATAGCAACTAGAAATCCAGTTGAACGTGTAACGCCATTTCGGGGAGATCGTGTAACTGTTATTGATTTCGGTCAAAGAAGTTTAGATAATGCGTATCTTTGGAATCCTGCTGCACTTAAATTGCCAGGAGAAAAGGCACTAGGTAAATTTTTAAATAAAGCAAATTTAACGCAAGATTTTATCAAATTCTTTTTTACCGGTCCCAAATTAACTATGAATCCTAGTTCAGACGCCGAAGATGATATCATCGTGTTTCGTGCTATAATTAATACGTTAAGCGATTCATTTCAAGGAAACTGGACACCACAAACTTTTATAGGTCGTGCAGATCCGAATTATCAATATACAGGATACACTCGCGCATTAAGTTTAGATTTTGTAATTGTAGCTACGGATAGGGATGAAATGAAACCAATCTATAGAAAATTAAATGCGTTAGCTGGTTACATGGCACCTACTTACGTACAAGATAGTATTGCAATGTCAGGCCCATGGATGCGTTTAACAATTGGAGATTTATTTCATCAAACACCTGTTATATTAACTAGTTTAGATTATAACTTGCAAGATTCAGACACTACTTGGGAAATTAACATAGAAAAGGATCCGGAAATGATGCAAGCTCCGCATAAAATTTCCGTAAGTTGTGCATTCAATATTATTGGAGATGTATTACCACAAAAAGGTGGACGTTTCTATTCATTAGCTAAACAATATGATGCATCAAGTCAACCTATACAAGGCAATGATAACTGGTTAAGTGATTCATTAGACAATTCGGATGCGTTAACTAAACAACAATTAAGAAGACAAGAACGTGCAGAAAATAGAGCTACCAGAAAAGCAAATCGAAATCAAATCGGTGGCGATGTATTTAAAGATGATAGAAAATAACGATAAATTTATATGAGCAGATATTCAACATCAACTACATTGAAATCTAGTACGGGTGCTAGATATTTCGGGACTGTAATTATTCCCGTGATACCAATATCACAAAATGATACGTACATTGTAATTACTAGTACGGAACGTTTAGATAAATTAGCACATACATTTTATGGGGATGCATCGTTATGGTGGGCTATAGCAACTGCCAATGGTATCGGAAAAGGTTCTATCACAGTACCACCCGAATCCAGATTACGGATACCTGATGTATCTGCAATACAAGCAATAATAAATGACTTAAACAATCAACGATGAGTAGCGGAAACATATTTTATTCTGAAGTAGATTTGCATTTGCAAAAAGAATTGCAGCTTCGCGGAGTCGCAGCAAGTTCTCGTACTACTGCAGATCTAGATTACATGTTAGGTACATTAGCTAACGTACAATTAACTGCATATGAAACTGGTACTGGCAATCTTTATAACGAAGTAGATAGTCCATATGCAATATTAGGTGGCGATACTGTACGATTTGGTCGATATTTGCCGAATGGCCCAGATGGATATTTAACGGAACCTACATATTCACTTAAAAACTTGGAATTTGATGTTACTGGCAAAGCATATATAAAAGATATTCCATACAAAGATAAAACATATAGAACCGGGCCTGTTATAACGAGTGTAACGGTTGATCAAAGCGATCATTCGTTTGGGATGTTGAATACGGCAACTATACGAATTGCAATTCCAAATCCAGCACGTGATTTAGATGGAGTAGAAAACGTATGGTTTCGTCCTGGCAGATACATGAAATTAGAAATCATATATCCCGATTCGGTAATATTGTCTCGTGATGAAAAAAATGCTATTGGCTATCTACAATCTACTACGATACCAGATAAAAGTAAATTGGTAGAACGTTATCCATGGTGGCAAGACAAATTAGATGAAATCGAATCCAATGATCGGAAAATGAATGAATATGCAATTGAAGGTTTGATAACTTCATTTGATTTTTCATATCAAACAAACGGACAAGTTGATGCTACTATATCAATGCGAGGTAAAAGCAACGTATATCCAGATGTATCAATGTGGATTCCGAATCCAGATACTAAAAATGAAGGAAATGCTGCCAAAGTTGATGTAAAAACTGACAGTATAGAATTACCAAAACAAACTAATGCTTACGAAACTGCAGTAGATCCGAGTGAAGGATTTTACGCAAAATTATATAGCATTGTAAATCGAAAAATTGAAACGCATAAACAACAAAATATAGGATACAATAAATCGGGTGTAGTTGCATATAGTTCCAAAAATAACAGAAGCAATGTAACAGATCAATACATTGTATATGGTCAGCCGTATGATCCGTCAGAGATCGATACCGTAGAAACACCCCCACGTGCTGTCTCCGGCCCACTTACCGAAACCGGGGTGCCCCCTCCAGAGGCAGCTAACATAGAAAAAATAAAACAACAGCAACAAGCATATAACAATGAATATTTATCTCCAAGTACTGTTGTTTTAGGTATATCTAAATTTAATAGATACATAACACTTGGTGCATTGATTCAGTTTATAAATGATTACTTAGTTTCTAAATTATCCGCAACAGTTTCGTCACCATATATCATTTGCGATGAACGATTTAGTTGTAGTAACTATTATGAACATTTAGTATCGTGTATTCCAGATGAAATTTTACTATTACCAGAAAAAACAGATCTACCGAACGGAATGAATTGTTATGGTGGATTAAGTGAAAAGCCCAATGCAAATAAATTATGGTACTATAAAGATTTAGGAAATCAATATTCGGCTAATTTTTTATCAACTTCCGATAATACTCGAACAACTTGGCCAGGCGTATATAGTAATTCATTGGCTGTTGACGGAAATAAAATTTATGCATCTCGTATACTTATTAATTTAGAATCCATACAAAACATACTTAATGGAAAAGGCGATCGCGGAGGTTTAACTGAAAAAGGTAAAAATTCATTTAAACTAGATACATTTTTAAAAAGCATATCTAGTAAAATTAGTTATGCAACGGGAGGCGCTATTTTACTAAATCTAGTAACTCATCCTGAAGATACGAATGTATTGTTGTTTACGGATTCTAAATATCTTAAAACGCCATTATTAGGAGAACAATTCGTAGGACAAAATGTTACGCCATTTGACGTACCGATGACAATGGGTTCGACATATGGTTCTGCTGTACGAGAATTTAATTTTTCTGCAAAATTACCTGATAATGTAAAAACGTTATCGTATGTTATGAATTCGGGAGATGCGGCATCGGAAGAAGATATTGCGCCATTTATTAATCTTATGTATAATGCAAAAGATGCGGATTCTATCAACAAATTCAATGAAGAATATAAAAGCAAACATAGTAAATTTATAAAACAATTAGAAGAAACTAAAGAATCATTTGCAAGTGCACCGTATTGGCCAGAACGTCAACAAGAATTACACAAAGCATTGCGTACGCATTTACAGTTTCCTACTAATGATATGCGAAAGACGCAACAGTTAATTGCACCTATTATTCCATTTACTGCGGAATTTACAATTGATGGAATAAATGGATTTCGATATGGCGATGTATTAGAATTTAAAATGTTGCCAGCAAAATATCAAATCAATACGATATTTAGTATTATAAGCATAACGCACAATGTATCAAGCGGTGGAGAATGGACAACTACAATACGTTGTACAATGAGATCTGCGATAAAATAACATGAGACTTAAACTATATTACACCCAAGATGAAATTATTGCAGATTTATATACATCTGGCAAAGAATGGATGACTACGGATAATGTGCAGTATGTAGGTTTGTATCATCGTTATACTACCGGAGAAACATATACAGGTTCAACATGGAATAGTAAAACATCCGTTAAACTGATTCCATTTCGAGAACAAAACTTACTTGTTAATCAATATCAAAAACTTAAACGTTTGAAATTGCAATATAAATTACCAGTTTCTCGAATTGTAACGCCAACTCCCGAACAGATAAAACAAGGTGAAATGTTAAGGTATTTTATAAAAAAAATAAATGAAACTAACATAACGGAAATTGATGCTATTCAATTTCAAGAATGGTTATCAAAACAAATAGATCCAGCTCTATATGTTGGAGCTGAACTCACATGGTATATATCGGGCAATGTAAATGATACGTTTGATGGAACTCGTTTAGTTCGGGGTGTGGCTTCTAAAAATAAATTGCAATTGGCAACTGCAGAATTAACAATTCCTGGCATAACTAATCGTCTTGCTAATTTAACTGAATTTTATACAGATACAGTTTATACTGTCCCTCGAGATATCAACGCATAATTTGGATTCGTAAAGAATTTTCATTATTATATGTTATATGATAGTGGATACCGAATCTGATTTAGATGCGTTGTTCCAATACA